TTAAGTCCAGGAAAAGCCCGTGGAAAGAAAAGCTATATTGGTAGTCCAGGGCGTAGTGGCACAAAAGCACCCCCACAGCCTAAGGTTGTACAACCTAAAAACAAGAACGGAACAGCCAAAAACGGTTTAGATATTAAAGGTACCAGCTTATTTGGTGGTCCTAAGAACGAAGCACAAGTCATCAAAAGACGCTAAATATATAAAGATAAACGGAGTATACTCATGCCACCAGAATTAGATAACATGGAACCAGAAATGAACATGGACAACCAAGAAGGGGAAGTAATTGGAACGCACGGCGACACAGATCGCGAAGGTGCAATGGCCAAAGCTGACCTACACAAACTAGCCACTTATGCTACAAAACTAGGCGAACAGATCCAAGACGAAGATCAATTAGAAGCATGGGTACAAGCTAAGATTACCAAAGCAGCTGATTATATCGCTAGTGTGTATCATTATCTAGAATACGAAATGAAGTTTACAGAGTATGCTCATCATTTAGATAATAGCGATACCTTAAGCGAAAGTCAAAAACGTGCTCTTAAAAACAAGTTAATGGAAGCTAAGGCTAAAGTTAAAGAACTTAAGAAAACTCAAGCTGAAAAGATTAAGTCTAAAGAAGAAAAAATTGACGAAAGTTTGATGGACCCATGCGGACACTGCGGTGGTTCAGGACATGTTGAACGTCAAATTCCTGGACATGTAAAAGCTAAAGTAGAAAAACATAAAAAACTACATAACTTTATTGATAAAAAAATTAAAGATGCTAATAAAAACGGAATCCCAGATGACGAAGAAGTTGACGAAGATTTTGATGCATTAAAGAAAACAGGCGATAAGACTAAAACAGCTGCAGGCGGTATAGTTACTAAGACTGACAAAGGTATCAAACACGAGCGTCCTTCATCAAGTTATGATGATGGCGGTGATGAGTTAGATTCAATTGCTAAATCAGGCAAGGGCACAAAGAGTCATGCTAAAGCTAAAGACTCTGCTACTAAGAAAGCTGAAAAGTCAAACGACATCAAACTACCTAAGCACACAGGCAATACATGGGGCATGAAAGGTGGCGAAAAGTTTGGTAAGAAGATGGAAGAAGGCAAAGAAAAGAAAGCCGACAAAGACTACGACGGTGACGGTAAAGTAGAATCTGGTAAAGATGAATACTTAGGTAGCCGCATTGCTGCTGCTAAGAAGGCTGGCAAATTAAAAGAAGCCGTCAAGATGTGCAAAGAATGCGATATGCCTGTAACAGAATGCAGTTGCAAGTCAGTTAAAGAAAGTGCCAAGCCAAGCGCAGGTTTAAGCAAGGCTAAAAAGTCTGCTACAGTTAAAAAGGCCAAAGCAGGCGGCGACATTGGTAAACCAGGTAAAGGTTTTGACAAACTAGCTAAAAAAGCCGGTGGTGGCGAGAAAGGTGAGAAAATTGCCGCGGCCGCTATGTGGAAGAACATCAAAGAAACTACTGCTTACATTGCTGAAAAAGCAAAAGCTGCTAAACCAGATTTCTTAGACATGGACAAAGACGGTGACAAGAAAGAGCCAATGAAGAAAGCTGTTGCTGACAAGAAGAAAGAGGCTGTTAAAGAGTCTACAGATTTTAGTCGCTTACAAGAGCTAACAGGTCGCTTGAATCGTGCAGAAAAGCCAGCACTAGTTGAAAACCGTGAGGTAGATCAAATCCGTGCATTAACAAAACGTTTATTGGGATAATCCAATGGACATGAAGCGCATTCTACAGGCGATGGATGGAGTGTCTACAAAGCCTGTAGAAGGCGCAAATGACATGAAAAAGTTCCTTCAGGTTGTAACTGAAGGGGCTAATCCTCATAAAGTTAGCTTGCCTGTTCAAATGGCCATGCAACACTATCAGAAGCCTAAAGAAGAACCTACTAGACCTGTAGGACGCGAACTTACTATTAGCAAATATTTTCATAAAGTAGAAGAAGAGCTTGCTGAACAAAAAACTGAAAAGCAACAATTAATAAAACAATACAGTCAAACTATTGCTGACCGTGTTTTAATGAAAGAATCTGCATCAAAAAAACTTGCAGAACATGAAATCCCCGGACATAGTATGGGATTCACAGGCGGTGTCGGTCCTGGTATGCAAGATTATGTAGTCGATGAAGCTCCATTAGATTTTGATAAAGAAAATCCAGCATCCAGTACTATATACGGACATAAGAGTAATCCTGGATCTATTGAATATAGAATTATGCGAGCTCGCGCACAACTAAAAGATTTAGCAGAACGAGCACAAAGTAACGAATTAATTGTATGGGAAGGCATTTCACGTCAATTCCCTGAACTGGCCATGAATATCGAAGAAATACGTCATGGTATTGAAGAACTAGCTAAGATCCGTAAAGGCGGTGGACGTAGAGTCCACAATATACCTAAGGAAATTGGAGAAGCTGTACTAGCTCCTATCAAACCAGCTACACCAAAAGCAATTAAACCAAAAAAGAAAACTAGTGTTTGTCGAACAGGACAAGTACAAACAGGAATGCAAACCAAAGATGGGAAGCTAGTTCCCAAGTGTTCAATTAAATAAATATAAAATCGTTAGGGAATAATATGAACTTAAGAGATTTGATGACAAAATTAGATACTATTGCAGAAGCAGATGATGCTAGAGCACAGTATGACAAATTTAAAGCCGATGACGCTCGTGCAGGAGCTATTACACAAGTTAAAACAATGCTAAAGCCAAATGGTGGCGGAAACTTTATCGATCCTAAGGACGGTATTGTTAAATGGCAAGAACAAATGCAAGGCGATTCAGGTGGGCCTGGTAGCGTCAGAGAGTTTCCATTCGACTGGTATAAGAAAGGTCAAGAATCAAAGTTTTTTGATATTTTAAAAACTGCTGGATTAGAACTAGTTCCAGTTGATAGAAAAAATTTGTTTGGTACAAGTCAAGTAGTAGGTATTAAAGGCGGGCCACAAGCATTAGCTAATTTAGATAAACCTCAAACTCCTACAGCACCAACAGGTCCAACTGCAGGACAGCAAAAAGGTCCACAAGACGATATTGCAAAATTAGATGCGTTAACTGCTCAATTAGAAGCTAGTTTGAAAGGTCAAGGTCCTGCTCCAGATACAACAACAACACCAACTACTACAACTACTACTAATCCACCAGTTAAGAAAGACGAACCACAAAGTACTGGTAAGAAAGTTGCTACAGGGTTGGGAATTGGTGCTGGTGCATTGGCTGGACAACAGCTAGCTAAAAAAGCTGGTATGGGTGGATTTGGTCAAGCAGGTGCTGCAGGCATCGGCGGTGCTATCGGTGGGTTAGTTCCACAGGCTTTTATGAAAGAAGGCATTGAATTTAACTCAAGCATGGCTCAATCTTTAACTGAAAGTTTTGGTTATGAGTTTGAAAATGAACAATTAGACGAATACAGTATGCAACAGTTTGGCCAGGATGCTGGCGACTTTGGTCGTGGTGCATGGAACGGTGCAACATTAGGCACAGGCGATAACATTGTTGCCGGTGTTAAAAGTGCATTTGGTCCAGGCACATACAAAGATGAATTACAAAAACAAATGGCTTCTAGTCAAGAAGCTGAAAAACGTAGTCCTTGGTTATACGGTGCTGGTAATGTCGCTGGTAGTATTGCAGCTCCAATTCCTGGAGGTGCTGTTGCAGGTGGATTGATTAAAGGTATAAGTACAGGTGCTAAATTAGCTCGTGCTGGAACATCGTTAGGTGTTAATTTGGCTGCACAAAAAGGTGTAGATACACTTAAGAACAAAGCTGATATCAACACACTAGCACAAGGTGGCGATCAAAAATTAGCACAATTACAACAAGTTATTAAAACTATACCAGATGGTAAATTTGGCCCTAACACACAAAAAGCTCTAGCAGCTTGGCAAGCAGAACAAGGGTTACCTGCAACAGGTAAACCAGATCCTGCAACTTACGCTAAAGCTGGTATTGCAGAATCTAAAGCAACAACTGTTGCAGAAGATATCAAAGCATTACAAAACAAACTAGCAATGATCGAAAGCGGTCAATGGCGTTTAGAAGAAGATGCAGACTATCGTGTATGGTTAACAGAAGATAATACTGTTATCGATGATTACGGTAATCAAATTGTAGACGAAAATGTTCTGGATGCAATTGAATGGGATCAACAACGTTTAGACGAATTAAATTTAGGTGGAATAGGCAAGGCATTAGGCCGCGGTTGGGATAAAGTAGCTAACGTTGGCAGAAACTTTGCAGGTGGACTTGCTGGCAAAGATGCTACAGGCAATTTGATTAAAGATACTGAAAAGAGTTTTGCTAACAGAATGGCTACTGAACCTATGAAAAACGGTAAACTTCGTAGTCCTGGTCAAATTGCACGTGATTCAACAAACGCTCGCGGTACAGCCAATATGGCTAATAAAGCCGCTAACTGGGTTGGTCAAAATCCAGGTAAGACTGCTTTAGGTGCTGCAGCACTTGGAGCAGGAGGAATTGCAGCCGCAAATGCGTTAGGCGGAGGCAGTGCTAGTGAAACAGGAACAACTACCGGGGGAGGTAGTGGCGGTGGCGGTGGAGGAGCTAATTCAGATCCAAATATGCCACAAGCACCAGCGGGAGATACTCCAGGAACTACTCCAGCTGCTGGAAATTTAACTCCAGACCAACAAGCATTGATTAAGCAAATAGAAGAATTGATGTCACACGATTGGGCTGATGATAAAGATTGGATCAAAGCAACTGGACACGCTCGTGTTGTATTGGATAAAGCTACTAAAGCAAATCCTCTACAAACAGCGATGGATGCTAAGAACGATGCGGGCGCAACTACTCAAACAGCAAGTACACCGGCATCTACTCCAGCTACCGGTCAAAGTGCTGCACCAACAGGTGCAACTACTCCAGATCCAACATTGAAAGTTTACAAAGATGGCGGTGGTGCAGGAGCTGCATCTAACCCAGCTGTTAAAGAATCGGAAGATGAATTGGCACGTTGGTTAAGAATCGCTCGCGGTTAATCAAATAAATGGCAGATTAATTTCTGCCATTTCCACCTCTAAAGGTTGAGTTTTTAAGATAATTAGTTTATAATAGGCAATATAGGAGATAATTTATGTCAGGACGCTCGTACGGTGCAGAAGAAAAGGCAAAACTAGAAAGATTGATTAGCGAAGGTAGTACAGTATTACGTGAAGTCGAAGATTTAACAGAAGGCTTAAAAGAAACAGTTAAGGCAGTAGCAGAAGAATTGCAGATCAAACCATCAGTTATTAATAAGGCAATTAAAATCGCACATAAAGGTGATTGGCAAGCCCATAATGCTGATTGGGAAGAAATTGAAGCAATTTTGGATATTACAAAACGTATCTAATAAGTAGTATAATAGAAAGGTTAGCTGGCCATAAACAGCATGAAGGTATTTGTCAGCCTAAATTGACAATGGAGAGTAAACTATGTCTTATGTAGACGCATGGTTTGACCGCGAGAACGATATCGTTCGAGTAGTTGAACGCAACAAGAAAGGTGAAAGGGAATTTAGAGATATTCCTGTACGCCATACATTTTATGTAAAAGACCCACGCGGCAAATTTACTTCAATTTACGGGGATACACTAACACGTATTATCTGTAAAAACACAAAAGAACTACGTAAAGAACAGGCCATTAACAATGGCAAGGAAATGTTTGAATCAGACATTAATCCTATCTTTGTAACACTAAGCGAACACTATTTAAATCAGGATGCTCCTAAACTAAATGTAGCATTTTTCGATATTGAGGTAGACTTCGATCCAGAGCGTGGCTACGCTAGTCCAGATGATGCCTTCATGCCAATTACTGCCATTGCCGTTTACTTGCAATGGATGGAAACTATGGTGTGTTTGGCTATTCCTCCCAAGAAATTAAAAATGGAGGATGCCAAAGAAATGGTCAAAGACTTTCCTAACACATATTTGTTTGATAACGAAGCAGATTTGTTGGACATGTTCTTGGATCTTATAAAAGATGCTGATGTTATTAGTGGTTGGAACAGTGAAGGGTTTGACGTACCTTATACAACAAATAGAGTTACAAAAGTGCTCAGCAAAGAAGATACTAGACGTTTCTGCTTGTTTGATCAATTTCCTAAACGTAGAGAATATGAAAAGTTTGGCCGTGATAGCGTAACCTATGACTACATTGGTCGCGTTCATTTAGACTATCTCGAACTGTACCGTAAGTATACGTATGAAGAACGTCACAGTTATCGACTGGACGCTATTGCTGAATATGAATTAGGCAAGCGTAAAACACAATACGAAGGTACACTAGATCAATTATACAACAACGACTTTAAGACGTTTGTCGAATACAACATTAATGACTGTAAACTACTTGACGATTTGGACAAGAAATTAAAGTTCATGGATCTTGCCAATACACTGGCACATGAAAATACAGTATTGTTACAAACAACAATGGGTGCTGTGGCTGTTACTGAACAGGCTATTATTAACGAAGCACATCGCAGAGGTTTCCAAGTTCCTAATAGAACTAAGATGAGTGAGCGTGAAGAAAACACAGCAGCCGCAGGTGCTTATGTTGCTTATCCTAAAGAAGGCATTCACGATTGGATTGGCTCACTGGATATTAACAGTCTGTATCCAAGTGCAATTCGTGCGCTCAACATGGGTCCGGAAACTATTATTGGTCAATTGCGTCAAACAATGACTGACGAGTATATTGAGGCACAAATGGCAAAAGGTAAATCGTTTGCAGCTGCTTGGGAAGGTGTATTTGGTAGTTTAGAATACACAGCCGTTATGAACCAAGAGATTGGTACAGATATTACCATCGACTGGGAAAATGGAGAAAGCGATGTATTAAGTGCTGCAGAAGTTTATAGACTAATATTTGAAAGCAATCAGCCTTGGGTTATTAGTGCTAATGGTACTATCTTTACTTACGAGAAAGAAGGTATCATTCCTGGCTTGCTAAAACGCTGGTATGCAGAACGTAAAGAAATGCAGGCCAAATTAAAAGATGCTATAAAGGCAGGAAATAAAGTTGAAGAAGAATACTGGGATAAAAGACAGTTGGTTAAAAAGATTAACCTCAATAGTTTGTATGGCGCTATTCTTAATAGTGGTTGTAGGTTCTTTGATAAGCGTATTGGTCAGTCCACTACTCTTACTGGCAGGCAGATCGTAAAACACATGGCCGGTAAGGTCAATGAAATTATTGCCGGAGAATATGACTACAGAGGTAAAGCTGTTATCTACGGTGACACTGACAGTTGTTATTTTAGTGCTTATAAGACACTACAAAAAGATATCGATACCGGTAAGATTCCTTGGACTAAAGAAACAGTTGTTGCTTTATATGACCAGATTGGTGAAGAAGTTAATACAACATTCCCTCAGTTTATGCTAGACACATTCCATGTACCTAAGTCACGTGGAGAAGTTATTAAAGCAGGTAGAGAAATTGTTGGATCTAAAAGTTTGTTTATTACTAAGAAACGTTATGCTGTTCTTTATTATGATAAAGAAGGCAAGCGTACAGACATAGATGGCAAGCCTGGAAAGATCAAGGCCATGGGTTTAGATTTGAAGCGTAGTGATACTCCAGAATTTATTCAAGACTTTTTAAGTGATGTTCTTGAAAAAGTTTTAACTGGTGCTAAAGAACAAGAAGTGCTGGATCAAATCAGCGAATTTAGAATTAAATTCAAAGCTCGTCCAGGTTGGGAGAAGGGTAGTCCAAAACGTGCCAATAAGATTACTGAATACCAAGGCAAAGAAGCAAAAGCTGGGAAGGCTAATATGCCTGGACATGTTCGTGCAAGTATTAATTGGAATACATTAAAGCGTATGTACAATGACAAATATTCTATGGGTATTACAGACGGTGCCAAAGTTATCGTGTGTAAACTTAAACCTAATCCGTTAGGTTACACATCAGTTGCATATCCAGTGGATGAACTGAGGTTACCACAGTGGTTCAAAGATTTACCATTTGATCACACTGAGATGGAACAGACCATCATTGACAATAAGTTAGAAAACTTAATCGGTGTACTTAACTGGGACATTACATCAACAGAAGAAAAGAACACATTTAATAGTTTATTCGAGTTTTAATATGAAAATTATAATTGCAGGTTACGGATTTGTTGGAAAGGCGGTTGTAGAATCGTTAAAAAATATAATAGTATATATTGTTGATCCAAAATATAATACAAGTCAAATATCACAAAATGAAGATGCAGATGGTATTATTATTTGCGTAGGAACTCCCAGTACTGATATTGGAGATTGCGATGTCAGTCAAATTTATCAAGTAATGGATCAAGTTCCCGAGACTATGCCAGTGTTAATTAAATCAACTATCCGTCCAGATTACCTAAATAGACTATTGGTAAATTATCCCAAACATAGCATTTGCTATAGTCCAGAATTTTTACGTGCGGCAACTGCTAACGAAGATTTTGCCAACCAAACATATATGGTGTTAGGCGGGTTTGATCCAAATTGGATGTGGGAGAATTTATTTAAACAATCTCTTAAAAACCTAAATACAATTGAACATTGTACACTAACAGAAGCCGCTATGGTAAAATATGCCACTAATTGTTTCCTAAGTGTCAAAGTAGCGTTCTTTAATCAGATTTACGATATGTGCCAAGCTAATGGTGCAGACTATAACAAGATTGTCGAACTATTAAAATTGGATGAGCGTATGGGTACAAGTCATATGCAAGTTCCAGGGCCAGATGGAAGTCGTGGATTTGGGGGTGCTTGCTTCCCTAAAGATACATCAGCATTTATGTATTATGCCGATTCATTACAAATGTCGCACACACTTGTGGAATCGGCAATAAAATATAATAAACGAGTTAGAAAAACATTGACATTGTCACAAAAACCTATATAATAACAAAACATGGAGATCCTTATGAAAGACTTTTTACAAGACCTAGTAGCACATACGCACAGTTTGGGCTTTTTACCTTTGGTCAAGGTAAGTGCAACTGACACAGAAACAAATATCGAGTCAATGGCTGAAGATCGTAGCGTTATCCTTAATGCTAAGACCAAGGAGCCCGTTGAAAACCTAGAAGGCACTTTTGGTATGCCTAACTTAAACAAGTTAGACATTCATTTGAAGTGCCCAGAGTACAAAGAAAACTTTACTATCGATGTTGTTACACAAAATCGTAACGGTGAAGATATTCCAACAGGCTTGCACTTTAAGAATGGTGCCGGTGACTTCGAAAACGACTATCGTTTTATGAATAGCGATATCATTAATGAAAAAATGAAATCAGTTAAATTCAAAGGTGCTAAGTGGGATATTGAATTTGCGCCAACAATGGCTAGTATTCAAAAATTAAAATTCCAAGCAGCTGCTCACACTGAAGAGCAAACATTCCAGGTTAGTGTTGACAATAACAATTTAGTTTTTAAATTCGGCGATGCAACTACACATGCAGGTTCCTTTGTATTCCAAAGAGGTGTTACTGGAAAATTACGTCAAACATGGAGTTGGCCTGTTAGTCAAGTTCAAAGCATTTTGAACTTAAATGGTGACAAGACTGTTCGCATCGCAGATGCAGGAGCACTACAAATTACCGTAGATAGCGGACTTGCAGAATACGAATACATTTTACCAGCACAGAGCAAATAACATGACTCAAGAACAAATTTTAGTAGCATGTGTATTATGGGCGGTGTGTATGGCCATTAGTTACACACACAGCGGTTGGCGCAATATGCGTGACTGTTATATGATGTGGTTTACCAAAGAATATTGGACTGGATACAATACTGTAGAATTTGTTAGCTGGTTAGCTAAAGCAATCATTATTATTCCTGGATTAATCTTTGGAATTCAAATATGGGAATTGTATTACCTAACACTCTTAACAAGTGTCACACTTATATGGGCTAGCCGTAAAAAAGCCTTGCCAACCCTAGTAGGTTTCAATACAATGTGGGCTTGGCTAAGTTTAATGGTTCTAGCACAGCATTGGATCAAATGATTAAAAATTTACTTAAACGCTTTTTCTGTCCTTATAAAGGCCCTGTTGGAGAACAATTAGGACTTATCGAAGGCATGAGTGCAGATCAGTATACTTGTCCAGAATTAAAAAATAGGATTGTTTCCAGGTATAAAGTAATTTGTTTTCCACCTGAAACTCCACTAAGTAATCCAACAAACTACGATCCCTTAAATCCGCCTGCGGGATGGAGATGGGATCCGTATTACGAGATATGGCATAAAACTAATGAATAAGAATTTAACAGCGACACAAAACGATTATGCATATTTCCTGCCGGCAACGTCGGGATTTTATAGCACCTATATAGGTAAACAGCGTCATAGCAATTACGTAGATCCGGCACGTATTCCTGCCAGCTTCGGTCCGTTAGGCATTGAAGCTATGAACTACTTGAATCCTAACGCATCGTTCTATTTTGATCATTGTTTGTATTCAGCTGGACATGCTAATTTAGATTTGGCAAAGTCTGATCCTAGTGAAGACATGTTTCGTAACAGAGACCGTACAACTAGTTGGGTATTAGGGGACTCGGGTGGTTTCCAAATTGGTAAGGGTGTATGGGCAGGTGAATGGAATGATCCAAATGGTCCAGTAGTTGCACAACGTATGGCTGAAGCAGTTGCTAAAGGCATCGAGTTGGTTCCACAACTACATCCAACTGGACATCCTAAAACTGATAAGAACGGTAATCCAAAGTATACTAAAATTGATCATGCTAAACTATATCAGGATCAGTTAGATGCGGCACAAAAGAAACGTGAACAAGTTCTTGCGTGGATGGATGCACTTATGGATTATGGCATGGTACTTGATATCCCAGCATGGGTTGGACGTAGTCCAGTTGGTGCTAAGAACAGTGGTGTTGCCGATTATCCACAAGCTGTTGCAGCCACAAAATACAATAACGAGTATTTTATTAAGCATCGTACAGGTGCTTGTAAATTCTTAAATGTATTGCAAGGCGAAAATCATAAGCAAGCAGAAGATTGGTATCAGCAGATGAAAGACTTCTGTGATCCTAAAAAGTACGACAAGCCATTTAACGGCTGGGCAATGGGCGGACAAAACATGTGCGACGTAGACTTAGTCTTACGCAGAATTGTAGCATTAAAGTTTGACGGCTTGCTAGAAGAAGGTCATCAAGACTGGATGCACTTTTTGGGTACAAGTAAACTGGAATGGGCATTACTACTAACAGATATTCAACGTGCTGTTCGTAAATATCACAATCCTAAGTTCACAATTAGTTTTGATTGTGCTAGTCCATTCCTTGCTACCGCTAATGGACAGATTTATGTACAAACAGAAATCAAAGATCGTGAAAAATGGTTGTATAGAATGTTGCCTAGTTTAGATAATAAAAAATATGCTAGCGATACAAGATTGTTTAAAGATGTTGTTGTACAAGATGGATGGTTTAAAAACTTTGAATCTAGTCCATTGATGGATGGTGTTAAGGTTAATGAGATTTGCATCTACGGCCCAGGCGATTTGAATAAGATTGGTAAGGAAGGCAAAACATCATGGGATAGTTTCACCTATGCTATTATGATGGGGCATAATGTTTGGTTGCATTTGAATAGTGTACAAGAAGCTAATCGTCAGTATGACGCTGGTTTATGTCCGGCTATGTTAGTACAGGAAAAATTCAACAGAATTTTCTTTAGGGATGTAGTAGATGATATTTTTAGTGCTCCAGATCGTGCTACAGCTATTGATATTATCGACAAAAATGATAAATTTTGGCAGGCTATTCCTGGAACACGCGGCGCAATTGGTAAGAAAACTGTCAATGCTAGTGGTATGTTTTCCGAATTATTTGTAACAGTAGAGCCAGATGTTGTACAATTGGAAGATGAAGCAGATTTTGACGAATCTGCAGTTGATAAACTCGATGCTTTAGAGGCCAGTGTACATGACATTACCTGATGAACGATTTAGAAGTATACAACGTACAGAAGAATTCTTAACAGATTTGATGAATCCTCAAAAAACTCCACGTATTCCAAAAGAACTACGTGAGAGAGCACGGTGGTGTTTGCGTCATTATCCTAGTTATCATAATTTAAAAGAATTAGAACGTGCGGCTCCTAATGTTGTTCAAGAACGTATGGAAGATGTTCATCGTATGATCAAGTATTGGGAAGAAGGAAAGAAGTTTACAAATGAAGACTAGTCTAATTGTCGGGATGGGTATTGGTAATCTATACGCCAAAGTGTTAGACGATCTTGGGCATGGGGTTATTACAGTAGATAGTGATCCTGCTAAAGGTGCTAGTTTTACATCCGTAGAGGATGCTATTAAAGAATGTCGTATGTTTGATACTGTACATATCTGCACACCTAATTTTACACACGCTAAATTAGCTAGACAAGTAGCCCCACATGCTAATATTGTGTTTATTGAAAAGCCAGGTGTTAGTACCAGTGCTGCATGGAGCAATATTGTATTAGACAATCCTAACACACGCTTCATGATGGTTAAAAACAACATGTGGCGTAGTAACATTGCCGATTTACAAGCATTAGCCAACAAGGCTAAAATTGTAAACATACGATGGATTAGAAAAAACTGTGTTCCACACCCAGGCAGTTGGTTTACCACACGTGAGTTGGCATTTGGTGGAGTTAGCAGAGACCTAATGCCACACCTGTTGAGTTTGTACATAGCATTGAATCCCAATTGGCGCACTGAGTCAGTTAACGGCAAGGGCGCACAAATGATGTGGACGTTAAAAGATATCGAAAGTACCGAATACGGAGTAGTCAACTCCAACGGCACATACGATGTAGATGATAAATGTCATATTGATTTTGGTAGCAAGTGGGGTTGTCAGGCAGATTGGCGTAATATGATTGCTGATAATAGTTCTATACAATTTATTATGCAGGATAACAGTGTAGAAGTATTTGATCTCGGGTGGTGTCCTGAAGATGCATACAAAAATATGAT